TTCTGAATTTAAAGAGCGGTACGGGGACTCTTGATGATGTTCGTCGGGCCTTAAAAGATTTAGGTTTGGCTTCCACTGATTATGGTAAAGAGCAAGCAAAGATGTGGGCACAAGCCGAAGCATCTTCTCTAGAGGCTTTTCAGGTTTTACAGAAGGGTGGGAAGATAAACCTGGCTATGCCCACAGATGATATTATCAAAGCCGGTGAAGAGATGAAGGTATTTGCCGGAATGACTTCTGAAGGTAAGAAACTGGTAGTAGAACTCATAGATAAAATGAGAGAAGCCGGTGGCCTTGAGATGAGTGGTAGTTCTGGTAACTGGGGAGCGGAACTCAAAAAGTATGGGGATGACTATGCCTATTTCCTCAAAACAAGTAATGGTGCTTCAGAAGATTCCCAGAAAGCAATCCTAGCATTGAAACAGGATTCTTTACTTGCCTATGATAAGGAAAAGGTGGCTATTGCCAAAAATGCAGTGGAGATACAAAAACTGTATGATGCTGGTAAATATGAGCAATATTACAAGGAACAAGCGGCAAACGAAAAGAGAGCCACCGAGTTACAATTGAAATACATTGATGACGTTGAGATCAGAAAACGCCAAGCATATCTTGCCGAAAGTGAAAATCATGAAAAAGCACTGAAGGAACTGGAAGCTAAGAATGATGGTGGAATGGATCAGAATGAATATTATCGCCAACGTCAGGAGTTGTTTAGTAAACATGCAGATAAGATGAAAATGATAGCCGCGGATATATTTGATCCAAAAGAACTTGCCAATAAGTACAAGGATATGAAAGCCTTGGAAGATGCGGCATTGGAAAAGAATATTGCAAATATTGAACGGCAAGAGGCTTTGGGTGTTCTTACCAAGGAAAATGCAGAGGAAGCTAAACTTACCGCAACTTTGGATTCCCATAAGAAAATAGAGTTAGAGGCTAAACGCCATTATGATCTTTTATCAAGTATGGAGAGTATTGATCCGGTTGCTTTAACGGCGGCAAAGAAAAGATATACGGAGGCATCTGCCGCTTATTACAAGGATCAGACCAAAGTATTACAGGAAGTGAATAATAAACGGGTGGAGCTTGTGAAAAATGTAACCGAGAAGTTACGGGATAGAAGTGTAAAGACCAAAGAATACAATGACAAGATAGTAGAGATTGAAAAGGAATCTGCGGACAAAATAGCAGAAATCCGTAAAGATCTGGAAGAGAAGATAAAGGAATTACTGAAGAAGAGAAAAGATGCGGAGGAGAAATACTTTGCGGATATAAAAAGTCTTAATGAATCCACGGAGGATAAGATACGTGGCATTAAGCAGAGAAACATGACCGATGAGGAAAAGAATATTGATAACGGTCTTGCTGCCCAGAAGAAAGCTCTTAGGGGTTCTCTGGAACTTTCCAATGCCAGAAAGAATGGCGATGAACAAGCCTTAGCCAGGGCTAAGAAACTGTTTGAGGAATCGGGATCACTGTATGAGAATCTTTCTGATTCAAAAGAAGCTGAAGCTGGTGTTATGCACATAGCCAAAATGATGGAATATGTCATTAAGGAAGAAAAAGCCCAGACAATAGCCAAGATTGATGAAGAACAGAAAAAGGTGAATGATGCCGCATTCGCAAAGATGAAATTGGCAAATGAAGTAGCCGACCATGCAATGAAAAAAGAGAATGAACGGCATGCCAAAGAGATGGGTAATTTAGATCGTGAACTTGCCAAGATGAGAGAGAAGATAGCTCTTTTGAATATGAAGCAGGATACGGTTATAAATCATGCTGATAATGCGGCAAAAAATGTGGAAACGTCAGGTACCCCGGCTGACGCAGCCGAATCCGCAGCACTGGCAAAATCCTATACGGAGTTGAAGAAGATAAATGGTGTTTGGCAGCAGGTAAATACATCGGCTAAAAACTACAATGAAACTGTAAATAGTGGCACTAAAGAAACAGAAAATGTTTCTGGTTCCACGGATAAAGTAGCACAAGCCTGGTCTAAAACTGCTCAATCGGTCAATACCTCTATTGAAGGAATCAACAAGCAAGGGGAAACATCCTTTAATTCAACGGTAAATGCCTCGGATTCAGCAGCAAGAGCTTTGCAAGGGGTAGCACATACAGTATTGCTAATTCATCAAGGACTGACAAATACCACTATGACCGCAGATACCGCTGTTAAGAGTTTAGAGGGTATGTATACTGCGGTTAATAACCTGTTTACCAACCAGGCTTCTCCTGACCAGAAACTTGATGCAGCCATAAAAACATACAATACCCTTGCAACAAGTGGTAAAGTTTCCATAGAAACACTGATGCAGATGGAAACAAAGATTAGGGAACTGTCTGAATTGGCTAAGAGACCGGTTACATTAGACGTATCCCCTGGAGCAAATTTCTTTACAACGGTTGATAATGCTGGTGCAAAAGTCAAGCAGCTATTTGACACACTCCAAGCGTCCCCATTGCAGTTCGAGAATAATTCAATTATTTTGAGGTATTTGGAAAAGATACCTGGAATGGTAGATGTTGTCAAAGGGAAGATTGAGAAAGGAGACCCCGTAAGCATACCGGTGGATACAGATAACACGGACCAAGCCTACAAGAATCTTGTGGCTTCCATTGCTGTTCTTAAACAACAGGTTGAAGAAGGAGGTACTTCCATTGATATACCAGTTGCCCTTAAAGATATAGAGACAAAGATAGCAGAGTTTAAGGCTACTTTGGTTGAAAACACTGCTTTGACGGAAGAGGAAGGAGCAAAGATATGGGCATCAATTTACGATGCTTGGGAAGGAGTTTCTAAGGCGGTTGAGGAGAATCCAGCAACTGTATTCACTGAAATGGATGATGCTAGTTACAATAGAGTGGTCAGGGAGTTGGATAAACTAGCCAAGGATATTACTGTTTATGTGAAACCACAGGTTAAATCAGCAGGAGGAAGAACAGAAGGGTATGCAAGTGGAGGACGGATACCTGGTGTATCTTCCACAAGAGATACGGTAAACGTAAAGGCAAGGAAAGGGGAATGGTTCATCCGTAATGAATCTGTCGATTACTGGGAGAAATTGAAGCCTGGTTTAATGAGTGGTATAAATAAACCATTCAGTGCTGTGGGCCGTATGCTTTCAGATACCATTAAGTCTCAAGGAGTTACGACAAGGAATAGTATGGGAGTAAATCAATCGTCCTTGACACCCAGAGCCAATACAGATATAATGGGGTCATTGCAATCCTTTGGAACAGTTAATCTAACTCTCGGCAGTCAATCCGCAAGGGTAATGGCCGATCCAATTAATGCAAGAACCTTATTGAATATGATTAAATCAATGGAGGCTAGTGCATCGTGATATATCTGGGTAATGAAAGATTACATTCTGGTGTGTTCTGGACAAATGAGTTCTCAGAAGCCAGGGTGGCAGAAGATGTCTTTATGGACATTGATGGACGGGTTGTTATCCAGAAAACCCCCATTTCTAACGGCAGAAGAATTATATTAGAAGCTAAAGGATCTGAATCTGGTGGTAGAAGTTACTTTACCCGAAGACAGATTAAGCTCTTTGAGCAATGGGAGATTTCTGGTCAGGTCATTTCCTTTGTGTATGGTTTACGAGTTTTTAATGTGGTGGTTCCTTCTTCTTCACTTTCAGTTACCCCGGTTAGGGATATGGAAGGACACATTGATGATGATATTTATTATGGCACTTTGACTTTGTTGGAGGTATAGAATGGCAGTATTATCCACGGATATAAAATATTACAAACCACTTGTAGTATCAGATGCAGCCAGTAATGGTGGACACAGGTCATATAACTTTTTTACATCGGCATCTTTCCAGAACGTGTTCTTAACGGCACCTCCTGAAGAAAGGAATGCAGGATCTACCAAATACCGTTTTATATATCCGGTGAATCATAATGTGGGCAATGAGGTTGCTCAGAATGTTAAATGCTGGTTGGATAAAGAAACCCCTGGTGAAGATTATGTTTACTTCATTCCAGTTGCAAAGGGGACAATTCAATCAGGAATAACTGGATCAGAAGAGAAGTTCACAGTTATACCACTAAAGACCAATCTCATAGCCACAGCTACAACTTTTGTTGGACAATTCCCAAATTCTTCTCTTGCTGCTTCCATTCAAGATGGAAATCTTATTCGCATAACTAATAAAGCAAATCCATTATCATTAGTGGGAACTGAAGAACTTGTCACTGTAGTAGGATCACCAATAGTTAATGGTACGGAGGTATCTTTTAACTTTACTCCAGCCCTACAAAATCCATATACGGTTGCAGAAGGGGCAAGGGGATGTAAGGTCTACCAACCATCTGATGTAGCATCTACCGTAGGAACTTTGACAAAGAGTTCTGCATCTGGAACTTATGATTCTGTGAATTTTCCCATAGTCCCTGACAATCTGGGTTCCATAAGGGATACTCTAACCATTACTTTTTCCTCTTCTACTGCTTTCTCTTGTTCAGGGGCAAGGATTGGATCATTGGGCACTGGAAGCATAAATTCACCGTTTGCTCCGAATAATCCAGCAATAAGTAGACCATACCTTACAATCCCCACTTCATTTTGGACAGGAACTTGGGCCCCAGGAGATACATTAACTATACCAATGGATGATTCTGCTTTCTGTATTTGTGAGGTTCGGGTGTTGCCTGCTGGAGCGGGA